TGCTAGGAACAGTGTTCTTACTTGCTAGGAACAGTGTTCTTACTTGCTAGGAACAGTGTTCTTACTTGCTAGGAACAGTGTTCTTACTTGCTAGGAACAGTGTTCTTACTTGCTAGGAACAGTGTTCTTACTTGCTAAGATTAATAGTCGAGGACCATTAATATTACTTGCATTAGCTTGACTCGCAGAGCGAGTCAACCTCACTTGTGCTTGTTAATAAACTCCTCTATGCTAGGTGAACAGATGAGTTTAACATTGTCATTGATTTTATCATCAGGCCAATCCCACCACTTGATAGTTAGAAGGTCCTTGATCTGTTCTTCAGTGAAACGATACTTTTTAATCTGGGCCGGGTTACCGGCCACAATAGAGTAAGGGGGAACATCTTTAGTAACCATGGCTCCACAGGCTACTACTGCTCCATCACCAATCTTAACACCAGAGAGAATACGAGCACCGTAACCAATCCACACATCATTACCTATAACTACATCTCCTTTACTAACTGCATACTCTGTAATACCTAGTGCTTGGCTCCATGTGGTAGTAGCAAAGAAGGGGAAAGGGTAAGTTGAAACCCAGTCCACTCTATGGTTACCGCCTAGCTGCACTATCACACCCGAAGCTATACTACAAAAGCTACCAATGTACAAACTTCCGTCCGTGTCTGTCCAACGTTGCACGTGAATGTTCTCCTGACCATAAGTATACCTTCCTACTTTACTTGCACTCATGTTTTATCTAGAAAGGTAATTGTTAGAACTCGTTAGGATAACTTTAGTTATCCTACTCGTTAGGGTGATCACTGTCGTTAGATTGAAACGCAAGGCGTTTCAACCTTACTGTCGTTAGATTGGTATGCAGTGCATACCAACCTTACTGTCGTTAGATAGATGACCAGCGGTCATCTATCTTACTGTCGTTGATATGGGTTGCAAGGCAACCCATCTCTACTGTCGTTAGAGATAGTTCTAACCTCGAGTTAACTTTGTTTTCAAGGACGATTGGTACTAAACCATACTCGAAAGAGGTGCTAACAGGCTCCTACCAAACGTTCTCAAGAGCAATCTTAGATTTTACACCTAGGTAGCAATCGTTCTCCACTAACTACACCTAGGTAGCAAACGTTCTCGAGAGTAACTTTACAAGTTAGTACAGCTAGAGAGCACAAGGTTCTCTCTGACGACACTTGGTACTAACTGTACCCTTCTACTAAGATTGCTCTCGAGAACGTTTTGGTACCAAGTGTCGTCAGAGAGAACCTTGTGCTCTCTAGCTGTACTAACTTGTAAAGTTACTCTTGAGGATGATTGCTACCTAGGTGTAATTTAAGTAGAGAACGTTTTGGTACCTAGGTGTACTCTATGTGTAGTTTAAGTTAGACTCAGAGTAAGTTCTAACCCCAGCTATCTTTTGTTCTCAAGAGAGATATCTACAGCTAGGTACCAAACGTTCTCAAGAACAATCTTAGTAGAAGACATACTCTGTATCAAGTATGCAGTGCATATTAATCTTTTACACTAGGTGTAGTTAGTGGAGAACGATCGGTACCAAGTGTCGTCAGAGAGAACCTTGTGCTCTCTAGCTGTACTAACTTGTAAAGTTACTCTTGAGGATGATTGTTACCTAGGTGTAGACATCTCTCGAGAACGGGGTTAGCTAAGGTTAGAACCAAACTACACCTTGGTACCAAACGTTCTCAAGAGCAATCTTAGCAGAAGGGTAAGTTTGGTACCAAACGTTCTCAAGAGCAATCTTAGCAGAAGGGTAAGTTTGGTACCAAACGTTCTCAAGAGCAATCTTAGCAGAAGGGTAAGTTTGGTACCAAACGTTCTCAAGAGCAATCTTAGCAGAAGGGTAAGTTTGGTACCTAGGTGTCGTTAGATTAACATGAGTCTCATGTTAATCTTACTATACACTTTGTTAACAACCCCTCTTGAGAACGATTGGTGCTAACCTTATCCTTCTACTTAAATTACACCTTGGTACCAATCATCCTCAAGAGAAAGTTCACAGGTTAGTACAGTTAGAGAGAACCTTGTGCTCTCTAACGACACTTGTCCTTAACCAAAGGCTACCAATGGTTCACTGTTATTAGATAGATGACCAGTGATCTTACCCTTCTAATAAAGACGCTCTTGAGAACGATTGGTACCAAACTTACCCTGGGTGTAATTTAGTTCTAACCTTAGCTATCTTTGTTCTCGAGAGCAGAGATAACCTGGGTACCAATCGTTCTCAAGAGCAATCTTAGTAGAGAACGATTGGTACCGACTTGGTGTCCCTCCTAGTAAAGTTACTCTTGAGGATGTTTGGTACCTAGGTGTCGTTAGGGAGTACCTTGTACTCCCTAACTGTACATTTATAAACACCTCTCTTGAGAACGATTGGTACCTAGGTGTAGTTTAGTTAGTTCTGAAGTTCTAACCCCAGTTACCTTTGTTCTCAAGAGTAACTTTAGAGTGTACACCAGGCACCAATCGCTCTCAAGAGTAACTTTACTAGGAGGGTACAGTTAGAGAGCACAAGGTGCTCTCTAACGACACTTGGTACCAATTATCTTCAAGAGAGGTATAAGTTAGTAGAGAACCTTCTCTACTAACTAAACTACACCTAGGTAGCAATTATCCTCAAGAGTAACTTTACTAGGAGGGTACAGTTAGAGAGCACAAGGTGCTCTCTAACGACACTTGGTACCATTCGTTCTCAAGAGCAAGTTCACAGGTTTGTACACTCTGTATCAAACGTTCTCAAGAGCAATCTTAGTAGAAGGGTAAGATTAGTACCAACCTAACTAAATTACATCTAGTGTACAGTTGGTAGCAAACGTTTGCTACCAACTTACCAACACCTCTCTTGAGAACGATTGGTATCTAGGTGTACAAACCTGTGGGCACTCTTGAGGAGGATTGGTAGCAAACTTACCCGGAGTGTAATTTAGTTCTAACCTTAGCTATCTTTCTCTACTAACTAAACTATATCTTGGTACCAAGTGTCGTTAGAGAGCACCTTGTGCTCTCTAACTGTACTAACTTGTGAACTTGCTCTTGAGAACGATTGGTACCCCGGATTTATCATGGACCTTATCCATGATAAACCTTATAATATTACTCTAGGTGGTGTCTAAAGGTTAGAGATATTCTTTCCTCCTTAATCTTCTTCTGCACAGGTATCTCGTGAAGAAACTCTGTCTGAAAGTCACCTTCCATTATAATCAGAGTTCCTGGTTCTTGATCTATGTCTAGTACAATCTTTCTCGTCTCCTTGTTCCTAATACGAAACTTTCTAGTTGCACCGTATGATATACCTGCAACCATCCTTCTCTCTTTGTCTAGGGCATTCTCATTGTCAGAGTGGGCAGATAGATAGTCTTCTCCTGAACGATAGATGTTAACTAGTATACCATTAAAGTTGGTTTGTAGAGATTGGTTAACCTGTACCAGAAGATCTGCAAGAAAGGGTGTTAGAGGACGAGAAGCCATGAAGGCTCCAGAATACTTGTAACCTTTACTTTGGTTAGAGTAGAAACCTACGTCCCTTCTTTGTCTACACTCTTTACCCATGATGTAGATGATAGGTTGCTTATCTACAAGCAGGGTCTTAACTTCATCATAGATGTCATTGGTATACTCCTTAACCACAATCAACCTACTCTTCTCTGTTTGGATGAGAACAGACATGATTGCACGGCCTACTCTCCTTTCACATGCATATTTAACAGAGACTGTCCTGGTGAATTAACACTTCTCTACAAGGTTAATACCAATCGCTCTCTACTAACCAAATTACATCTAGTGCAAAGTAAGATTAGTATACGCTAAGGAGAGAGCACAAGGTGCTCCCTAACTGTGCTTGATACCAATCGTTCTCTACCATCTATCTTACTGTCGTTAGAAGAGAACACAAGGTGTTCTCTTCTTACTGTCGTTAGAAGAGAACACAAGGTGTTCTCTTCTTACTGTCGTTAGAAGAGAACACAAGGTGTTCTCTTCTTACTGTCGTTAGAAGAGAACACAAGGTGTTCTCTTCTTACTGTCGTTAGAAGAGAACACAAGGTGTTCTCTTCTTACTGTCGTTAGTTTGAAACGCAAGGCGTTTCAACCTTACTGTCGTTGATATGCGTTGCAAGACAACCCATCTCTACTGTTTATCAGGTATAGTTTAGTTAGTAGAGAACGATTGGTACCCTTTGTACTAACCTGTAAACACCTCTCTTGAGAACGATTGGTACCAAGTGTAACCTAGAATGTAGTTTAGTTAGTAGAGAATGTCCTCTACTAACTGTACCCTTGGTCATCTATCTTGAAGGGTATAGATATCGTTCCCAAGAAAGGTGTTGACAGATTGCTATCAACCATTCTCAAGAGAGGTGTTTGCAGGTTAGTACAAAAGATACCAATCGTTCTCAAGAGCAATCTTAGTAGAAGGGCAGTTAGAGAACACAAGGTGTTCTCTAACTTACACCTAGGTACCAATCGTTCTCTACTAACTAAACTATACCAAGACAGGTACTAATCGTTCTCAAGAGATGTTAGTAGAGGACATTCTCTACTAACTAAACTACATCTTGGTACCACTCGTTCTCAAGAGCAATCTTAGTAGAAGGGTACAGTTAGGGAGCACCTTGTGCTCCCTAACGACACCTAGGTACCAATCGTTCTCTAACTAAACTATACCTGCTAAACAGTTGGTACCAAGATGTATGTTTAGTTAGTAGAAAACGATTGGTACCTAGGTGTAAGTTAGAGCACCTTGTGCTCTCTAACTGCCCTTCTAAGATAGCTAGGTTAGAACTAAATTACACTCAGGGTAAGTTTGGTACCAATCTTTCTCTACTAACTAAACCACACCTAGGTACCAATCGTTCTCAAGAGAGGCGTTTATAACTACGCACTGGTCATCCTTGAGGACTAGTTACAGATGTGTTCTGTAGTTAGTAGAGAACGTTCTCTACTAACTAAACTACACCAAGTTGGTACCAATCGTTCTTTGCAAAGGTAACTCCAACTAGCAAACTAAAGCTCTCTCGACGTTTGATACCTAAGTTTAGTCCAGTTGGTAGAGAGTGACCGGTACCAAACTTGTATTTACCTTAAGATTGGTACCAATCGTTATCAAGAGAGATGTTAGCAAGTTAGTACCCTTCTGTGAGAACGTGTGTAAACTCTCCTTCTACTGTACACTTTTAGTAAAGTTACTCTTGAGAACGATTGGTAGCAAACTTACCATGGGTGTAATTTAGTTACTCTCAAGAACAAAGGTAGCTAAGGTTAGAACTAAATTACACCTAGGGTAAGTTTGCTACCAATCGTTCTCAGGAGTAGAGATAACCTACATACCAAAACATTCTCAAGAGTAAAGTTACTAGAAGGGTAAGATCACTGGTCATCTATCTAACAACAGTGAACCATTGGTAGCCTTTGGTTAAGAGAGACAAGTGTACACTCTAGTAAAGTTACTCTTGAGAACAAAGGTAGCTGGGGTTAGAACTAACTAAACCACATCTAGGTACCAATCGTTCAAGAGAGTGTTCACAGGTTTGTACAGGAATGTTCTTTACTAGCATCTCTTGAGAACGATTGTTACCAAACTTACCACGGGTGTAGTGCTCTCTAATCTGTGAACTTGTTCTTGAGAACGATTGGTACCCAGATGTAGACATCTCTCGAGAATGAAGAGAGCTAAGGTTAGAACTAAACAAGGTGTTCTCTAACGACACTCTATACCAAACGTTCTCAAGAGCAATCTTAATAGAAGGGTTAGGATGGTACCATCCCAACTAGACTACACCTAGGTACTAATCATCCTCAAGAGATGCTAGTAGAGAAAGTTCTCTACTAACTAAACTAGAGGTACCGACTTGGTGTACCCTTCTATTAAGATTGTCCTTGAGAAAAGAGTTATCAGGGAAAATTATATAACCTAGGTTATATAATTTAGGGAAACTGGCAAGGAGTCTTTAGCGAATAGACATAGCTACCTTTCAGTCTGGGGTTGCCTTTACAGGCCTTTTGGTAAAGATAATCTAGATCGTCTATCATGTCATCGTTGAGAGAACAGGAGGATTGCAATCGAAGGCGCAGGGAATAACCTTTACCTACTCTGGTACAGTAGATGCGTTGAGAGGGAAGGTAGAGAGGAAGGTTAGAAAATAAAACGTCTAGTAGGCAGAGGATCTCATCTGCTCTATTCTCTACACAACAGGGGAGGCAGTAGAAATTAACTTCTATACGATTGTCTTGCAGCAAAGCATAATCTTCTTCTCCTTGAATAGACATCTTTGCCTGTTCAGAGGTAAGCTTTAATATTATTTCTCACCGAGAAATAATATTCTTAGATGACCAAGAGACGATCAGACTCTTCCAGAACCTTGTAGATGAGTTGGCACATGTCTTCAATGGTCTTGTCTGCCAGGTAGATCCACTTGTAAAAGTAGATGGCCTTCTCTTCATCAAAGTCTCTTTGGGGATTGGTTACGTTAAACACGTTCCTCTTTTGCAAGGCGGTCATGATCTCATCGAAAGAGATGGTAATTCTTAGTTTGGGAGGGGGAGGAATCTCTAGTTGCCACATGACACCAACTAGCATGGGTTTGTTCCAAGAGGTGCAAGTTCTGCCATCCTTGATGTAGCGAAGGTCACTCTTGGATAAACGAGTATTCTCGGTGGTGCGGTCGCGAATCCTAAACTTGTTATTAATGCGTTGCAGGATGCCATAGATCTTGTTAACTTCATAGGGAGAGTGCAGTTCACCCACGTAGCGATTAAAGAGCTCGGTATAGATCTTGTTCTCAATGTCTGTAGTGTCTCTCCATTCACCCTCTGATGGTTTGAGAATGCGAATTCTACCCTTGACCTTCTTTCCTCGCTTGCCCGTGCCGTGAGCAGAAGTGGCTCCTCGGTTAATGTCATAGACGGTATGGATGTAGACAATCTCGGTATCTCTTTGCAGGTGAGAAGAACCAAAGTCGATACCGGTTAGTTTGGGCAGGTTGCCTTTCTTGAGAGGACGACCTGGACCTCGTGCTCTCTCTATTTGTGACTTGTAAGAATCGAGTTGTCTCTTTGGTTCATGTAGACTGTACCAAAGACCGAAAAACTCTTTCTCTATGCGATCCTGGGTGTCTTCAGAGATGGTATAAGGTAAGGTTATTAGCCCTCTACCATAGCTGATGATGGTTTCTAACAGAAGGACTAGTCCTTCCGTGCTTAGGGTAGAGAAGATATCTTCCCATTCTCTACTATTAACGGGTATTTGTAACAGACGAGAGACGTTAATCTCGGTCTCTTCAGACTTGTTTCTAGTAGTTAGAGTCTCTAGAGGCACGGTCTGAACGGCGATAAGGTTTTCAGAGTAGAAGGAGAGAGGGAAAGAGCCAGGTCTGACGGGCAGTTCATTCTCTAGATAGAGGTAACCATCGCTCTCCCTAAGGTAGGAGATCTTTCCATACTTGTTACTAAAGGGTATCTTATTCTCTACCAGCTTGCTAATGGCCATGAGAATGTAACGAGGCTCATACTCTGTAAAGGCAGTAAAGATCTCCTCGATGCTGACAGTTAGTCTTTCTAGAAAGACGGCCGTAATTCTCTGTGCAATCTCATCCACATAAGGTCGAGAGTAGAGCACGTTGAAACTAGTATAGTCTATTTCTGTAGGAGCAGGATCGAGACAAGGATAGTCACAAGTGGTATAGTCGCAAGCCTGTGACCCATCTACGTCTGTAGGACGCACGTTGGTACCTTTGTTCAGATGGCAATCGATGGCCAACTGCTTGAGGATGCGCAGCATGCGTCTAATCTCTCTATCTTTGGTCTCTGCACGCAGGTAGAGAGCCGTGTCTATAGAGATGAGGTCCTCGTTGAGAGGAATGGCCACGTGTCGATAGACGCGAACCAAGACGCGAGCCAGTTTAGGGTCTCTGTTTTGTTGCACGGCCCTTTCTCTCTCTTCCTGAAGTAGAGCCACGTGACTAGTTGCTCTGATGGCACGAGAGATGGCCTGATAGTTGCCAGCCTCGTTCCAGTCTGGATCAAAGAGATGCACGGCCACCACATTAGACAAGTTAATACCAGCCTTGGCCACGGGAGGCGCAATCATGACCTGAATGTAATCACCGTGCATGTTTTCGTGACTATTGTACAACTCTAACAAACTTCTTCTTCTGGTACTAGGGGTCTCTGGTGTGATGATGGCAAAGCGCTTGGCGGGCGGTATTCTTATTCTTCTAGGTGCCTTGTTAGCCGGTGCATTGAGGCAGTAGCCCGACTCTTTCTCCTTGTCTGCAAAGGCAGAAGTATTCTCTAGGTACTGTGTATAACCGTGAAGTTTAAGAATGGCTGCCAAGAGAGCAGCACCTGAACCCAACTTGGAATTAGAGTAGATGAAATGGTTACCGGTTATCTGTTCAAGCAAGGTTAAGATGGCGTCTGCCTTTCCACTCATGCTTTTCAGGTTCTTTCTACTGCGAGCAAAGGCGGCAAACTCTCTCTTGGCCGTAAAGATGTCTGGACCAGAAGTGTCTATGTGTTCTATAAAGCCTTCTCTACCAAAACTCTGGTTGGGGAAAACAAAGTTGGCAATCTGTCGGTCACGGTTGTAGAAAGAGGTGGCTGCCGTTCCTCCTTGCGTAAAACTGCTTTGCTCTTCATAGACTTGGTTTTGCAACTCTCCCATCAGGCTACCATAAACTTTGATCTCTGTCTCTCCTTCATCCGTACCAATAGGATCACCCACATAGTTTACCTCTAGACCCGTGTCGAAAGCTCTAATGTAGCTCACATAGCCAGAGAGGATGGGAGCCATATCTTCTAGAGTCACGTTATTATAGTCTACCTCGTTACTCAGGGCCTTCTCTTCTGGCAAGACTAGGTTAAGCATGTTGGTAATTTCATTCACGTCGTTTATCATGGGAGTGGCCGTAGTAGCCATGATCTTACTGTTGCGGGCCAGACGGAGGATCTTTAGCAAACCAGAGTAAGAGTTTTTGTCTTCTCCCAACTCAGGATCAGCCAGATACTGCGGTTCGTCTATGATGAAGAAGCTATTAGCATACTCTGAGGCAATCTGCTCATCAGAGAGTTTCTTAGCCTCCACCTCTCTTACCAAACCACCATAAGTTAGGATGGAGTAGTATTTACTAACTTCTCCATGTATCCTTCTCTCCCTCATGGCCTCACTGCTAATGTTGTTTAGAGCCTCGGTGTCGTAACGAGTGGTACAACGACAGATGATCTGGAAGAGAAACTCGTCCCTAAGAGTAGGACCACGTGTCAGGACGTAGATGCGATTAATGGTACTCTTCTTGGGCTGAATGTAATCCAAGATATAATCAGATACGGATACGGCCAGGTCTCTTCTCAAGTTGCTCTCTGCAGAAAAGACCGAGGTACAAGTCTTACCTGTGCCTGGCTCGTGAATGAGAAAGAGTCTATCATACTGGAGCATGTAGCGCAAACAGATGGCCTGGTGCTTGAAAGGTGTTCCTCTTCTAGGAACAGCCTCCACAGGTGAAGTGGCTAGAGAAGCAAACTCATACTTTGCAGTAATCTTACTTTGGAAGCCAGGTTCTCCCACTTCCGGATAAGTGTAAACCAAATCGGCCAAATCCATATTTTAATAGAAGTAATCTTATTTATCCAAGACGGATAAATAAGATCTAGTTCTGCAATTGCAGGTAGAAAGAGAGAGCCTGCTCCAGATCGATAAGGGTACTTTTCAGTGGAACCTCAACTCTACCCTCTCTTTGTGGCAAGTCGAGGTAAAGATAAAAGATATACCCTGAATACACACTCCTGTCAGACTTTATCCTGTTGGAGCTTATCCTGTATAACTTTACATAAACATCCAAAGAAGGATGTTCAGGGTCGTTAATTTCAAACGCACCCTCAAAGTTTTCTATGGCCTTGTCTACTTTGGTTTTGTTAGAGTTGTAGTTATAGTCTATGGCCCAACCTTCGTATCCTTTGTTGTAATAGTGGGTACACTTGTCAAGCACGATATGGTTGATCAGGTCTGGAACCTGCTCTCTCCTAAACTTTACAGCCCTAGGATAGTATTCTTCTCCTTGAGCAAAAGAGGGAAAGAAAGACAACTCGGACAGATGACAAGAGAGGACTACCTTCTTCTCTATAAATTCTTTGGTTAGGTAGTAGGTTCTTAACAAACTCGGACCCCGAACTGTAACCAAAGGTAAACCTTCCCTCTCATGCCTCTCTTTCCAGAAACTTTTACTAGATAGAATACTGGCAAAGAGAGAAGACACAGTATAGACCTATTTAGGTTCCTCGTAAAGAGAAAGGATAACCGAGTAGACTCGAAGCATGATTAACCTCTGTTGGGTTAATCATACCGAACACAAGACCTTATCTAGTCTTTTACCATTTGCAGGTAGAAGGAGAGAGCCTCTTCTATGTCGACAAGGGTGCTTTCTACTGGAACTTCCACTCTACCTCCTTCCTCATCGTCTAGATCGATGTAAAGATAAAAGTAATAGTTACCAAACTCTGTCCTGTACAACTTTACACTTACGTCTAGAGAAGGATGTTTGTAGTCTTTCACACCTAGAGCTTTCTCACTAGACGTGATCATCCTGTCTATACTAGCCTTCTTTGAAACGTAGTTTGCTAGTATTCTGTCGGAAGAGTAAAAGTACACACATCTGTGCAGGATCATCCTGTTGATACTCTCTGGAACCTTCTCCTTTCTAAACTTGATAGCCCTAGGATAATACTCTTCTCCTTGAGCAAAAGAAGGAAAGAAAGGAAGTTCCGAAAGGTGACAGGATAGGACAACCTCCTTGCCTACAAACTCTCTAGTTAGATAGTAGGTTCTCAGATGAGACAGGTTGTGTTCTACAAAGGGTAAACCTTCTCTCTGGTGTCTCTCTTTCCAGAAGCTCTTGTCAGAGAGGATGTTCATGAAGAGAGAACAAACCCGGTACATATCTTTGGGCTCTTCATGGAGAGAAAGGATGGTAGAGTAGACCTGAAGCATGATTAACCCCTGGTGAGTTAATCATACCGACGATAGATAGAAGGAGAGAGCCTGTTCCATGCTAATCAAGGTGCTTTCTATGGGAATGTCCACTTTGTTTCCTTCTTCATCTACAAGGTCCATGTAGAGATAAAAACAATAATTAGCAAGCTCTGTCCTGTCGCATTTCATCCTGTCGAACTTTGTTCTGTCAGACTCTGTCCTGTACAACTTTACACTCACGTTCAGAGAAGGATGTTCGGGATCTATCACCCCCAGATCTCTTTCCACATAACTTATTAAGTTATCTATGATTTCCTTGACCGAAGTGTAGTTGTAGACTTTTCCTCCTCCTTGTGTTTGATAAGAACACATGATTACCAGTACAGGGTTCATGTTCTTGTGAATCTGCTCTCTTCTAAACTTTACGGCCCGTGCATAGTATTCCTCTCCTTGGGCAAAAGAGGGAAAGAAAGGCAACTCGGATAGATGACAAGAGAGGACAACCTCCTTCTTTGCAAACTCTCTAGTTAGATAGTAAGTTCTCAAGGGGTGTAATCCTTCTACGCTAATAAAAGGCAAATGCTCTCTCTCCTGTCTCTCTTTCCAAAAACTATCTCTGGAGAGAATATTAGCAAAGAGAGAACACACTTGATAACAATCTTTGGGTTCCTCATGAAGGGAAAGTATGGTGGAATAGACTTGCAACATGATTAACCGGTAAGGGGTTAATCATACGATAATTTATTACTTTCTCGTTAAATGAAGTCACTCAAGGGTACGGTGCTTTCTACTTTCTCTTACGCGCAAACACAAAAGCTTTGTGCAGAACATCCTACTGCCGTAGATTGCGATTGGGGCCTGTGGAGAGAGAAAGCCATGGCTGACTTTGCTATCTCGGGAGAGTTCTTTGACCTAGTACCTTAACTGCCTGGTTCGCAAAGGTATCTACAGATTAAATCTTATCACGTACTAACTCCAGACATGGCTGTAAAGGTTTATGGTGACGGTTTCATAGAAGGTGTCTACGAGGCTTACGCTGGTTACCTCAAGGCGCTGGAGAAGAATGATAACGCCATGCAGTATTTCTTTTCTAGTCGTCTAAAGGAAAAGCAGGTCTTGCAACTGGTTAACCAAGGAAAGCTCTCTCTACCCCTGCAACCTCTATCGCAAGGGTTTATCAACACACTAAACTCAAAGAAGGACTACTCTTCAGACTATAGCTATTTCGTCCAGGGTGCTTTAGAGAAAGCTCTTAGGAGAGAAGGTAATAGATCTACTTCTTATTCTAAGTTCAGGTAGAACAGACTGGATAGATCTAATCCTGCATGAGTATTTCGTTCTACCAGAAGGGTTTAGCATTGAAGGGAACATAGTCTATGTTCCCTTCTGGGCGGAAGAGTTTCCCATCTATGAGTTGCCTCTCTACCCTGGAGAATGGTATGATGCACAAAACATACTATCTGCCGCTATTAGAGGAGCCAACGTAAAGGTGATAGATTTCCTTCGCTCCGTATTTCGAGACAAACTAGACATGATATCTGGTGTGGTCTGGGAAAGTGCCAAACAAGCACTAGATATACAAAAGAAACCGGAAGAGGTCTTTGGCATCTACAGACGGTTTAGAAACGTTTCTCAGGTTAAACCCTTCATGGTAGAACAAGCCTTGGACCTGGAAAAGGGCTTTTTCTATCTTGTAGAAAACTAGGCAACGTGCCTGACCTTTTAGTCTCTCTACCCTTCCTTACCAGAGACGAGTTTGCTTTGCTTCGAGCAAGACTGGCCGACAACTATCCTCTGAGTGATAGAATCATACATGAGTACCTTATCCAATAAAACCCCGTTGCTGTTACCATGATGATGTACAGTAAGATAAGTGTACGTTGCACACTTATCTAACGACAAGTAAGATAAGTGTACGTTGCACACTTATCTAACGACAAGTAAGATAAGTGTACGTTGCACACTTATCTAACGACAAGTAAGATAAGTGTACGTTGCACA